GAAATACTTCATGAAACTCATGCCAAACATCGTTTCCTTTTCCAAAAAATAAATCTTTACCAACTCTCTCATATGGAGTTCCAACCGTATTATCTAATTGTATTCTCAAATGAGCCGCGTTTGCGTTTGCAGTTTTGGCATCAAATACGACCGTACACATATAAACATCTCCTGGGTTTTCAACTTGTATGATTTGAGAACCTGTATTATAAAATGATACATTTGAATGTAAATGAGTTTCTATCGTATTACCTCCATTATTTGGAAGAGTTTGCTCACCTGCTCCCGTTGTTAAACTGAATACCGATGATGTTGTATATTGCGTATCATCATATCTTGCCCAACCTAATTTTTCAGCAGTTCTCAAATTTATGTAAGATGTTAAATCCGATATTGCGATGTATCCCAATTTACCATCCTCTTGCTTCATAGCAATTTCATCAGTTAAATCTAATGTGTATATTTTTGTATAATCCTTTGCGGTTTCGGATTTTTGATATTGTGGTTCCGGATATGCCATAGTTGAAAGTGTTTAATATAAATATAAAAAAAAGAGGAAGTATTTCTACCTCCTCTTTAATTTTTCTAAAATCCGTTAAGATTATAGAGTTTCCAATCCATCGATTACGATTTTACCGTAGAACTCAGGTCTTACGATTTTCTTAGCGTAACGAGTCATAACTCCTCTTCTTGGAGTGAAGTTAGTTGGGTCGTACACTAATGGAGTCATAATTAATGGTACATAAGGTGCGTAAACTGCTCCAGTTTCGAAGAAGTTAGAACCTTTGAAACCTAACAATGCAACGTTTTCAGTCATGTAAGGGTTTTTGTAAACATCGTATCTGTTAGAGATTTGTCCGATGTTAGTTACACCTGCTGCGAATGATAAAGCGTCTTTCCCTGGGTTAGCAGAGAATCCGTTCATAGATTCTAAGATAGTTGCAACGTTTGGAGAAACTACTACGAAGTTAGCTCCACCTCTCATTGTTAATTGGTGAATCTTGTTAGAAACTTTTTGTAATTTAATACCTAAAGTCTGGAACCAAGTATTTTTTTGGTAAGCAGATGCCGCAGCAGCGTTAGAATCGATAGAGAATCCGTTTCCGTTCCAATCGTATCCAACTTTTGCAGACCAATATTCAGTTGTGAAAGCGTTTTGTTGTAACATCTCTAAGATTTCTAAGTCAATCTCTAAAGAGATATACTCAGATAACATTTGAGTTAACTCAGCTTCTGCATCAACAGAGTGGTATGCGTTCAAATCTTGCGCC